GTCATAGGCAATCTGCTGCGCATGTTTAATGAGGATGGCTCAAGCCTAGATGCTGCCTGGCAACGGTTGATCAGATCGCGTGTGCCTTACATGTTTGTAATTGCTTTTCATAGGGCCACGAGCATTGAGCAAATGAATGCCCTTTATAATGGCATCAATGATTCACCTATCTATGATTGGCTTGTGATCATAGGGCATAGAGATCAATGCACATACAGGCAGAGCACCACTCTCAGTGAGTTCTGCTTAAGCAAGCCATATGGTGAGGCGATCAAGCAGGAGCTCAAACACTCAGCTCAATTTAAATACACTGATCTCATGGGGCTATTATCTAAAAGCTCAAGAGAGCTGAGGGGAGATTTAGCAGATAAAGCGCTTAAGTCGATCTGTCATACCCCTAAAAATCTTAAACCTCAATGCATCACAAAGCTGCCAGACATTGCACGCAGGATTAATCATCTGTTTTATGAGCAAGGTAAAACAGCTAGGCAGATACTGCAGCAGCTCAACAGTGAGAACATCACTTGCAAAAATAAACCACTGATTGATGTGGCGCATGTCACAAATAGGCTGCCCCCTAAGGCCACGCGTCATGAGTCATATGCACAGCATCAGAGTGTTTTGCAGGCTGTGTTTGTTAAAGCATATGAGTCTGGCAGCTGTCAGAGGCCTAAATCATTGAGCAAGATCACAGCACAGGATGCCGCTTGTATCAATCAAGCAGTAGATGAGGGCAACCTGCCTGCAGAGCTAGGGCTCAAGATTACAGCACTGCAAAAGTGGTATACTTATCATAAAGACCATGACGCGCTTATGAGCGCTAAGCATAAAGCACGCTATCAGTTCATCACGCAACGCAAGCAAGCAGCCTCTGCTGAGCAGGGTGAACAGGGTGAGCTGTGGGAATATGGCAACGCTAAGCGCTGCGATGAAAACAGGCAGCTCATCACGGAGCTGCAGGCAGAGGTGGCATTACTTAAGAAGGCACTCACCCTCATTGCTGAGGTGGTATCATGAAACTCAATTCGCAGTATTATGAGGAGCGCAAGTACACTGAGGCCAGAGTGATTGAGCTGAGGAGAGATAACCCTCACGCGACCTGTGCAGAGGTGGTCAAGGTGCTCAGAGGTGAGGGGCACATTAACCCTGTGACGCTGCTGCCCTATACCTCATTTGGCATTAAACACCTGTGGCTAGATGAGAGTGAGCATGAGGATTTTAAGCAGGCTGAGCAATATGCTAGGCAGCTAAAGGGCTCAGGCAAAACATATGCTGAGGTGATTGAGATCATGAGGGCTGAGGGGTGGGTAAACCCACGCACGCGCAAGCGATATGGCCTCTGCACTTTAAGGCGTTTTTGTTTAGGGCTAGGTGATCAGAGGGGCAAGCGTAACTCAAAGCAGAGGGGGGAAACGGCAGAGGAGAGGGCAGAGTATTGGAGGCTGAGGAGGGCTGAGTGGAGAGCTGAGAATAGAGAGTATTTAAGGCTGAGAAGGGCTGAGGAATACGCCAATCAGACAGAGGCAGAGAGAGAAGCTGAGAGGGTTAGGCAGCGTGAGGGGGGTAGGTGCAGGCGAGCCAATGAGACGGCAGAGGAGAGAGAGCAGAGGCTTGTTAAAAGGCGTGAGTATGAGAAGCGCAGAAGGGCAGAGCGGCATGATTGATGATATACTAACAACAACTGAGCACACACACGCGCACGCGCACGCGCACACGCACACGCGCATGAGTCAAGGTGCCTCTCTTCAGATATTGGCAGAGCTGCGCAGGCGTTTATGGTTAGCTGATGAAATGGAGCTCAGCGCTGAGAGCAGGGCACTTTACACCCACATTGAGAAAACACTTATCACAGCATTGAGTGAGCACTATGGCAGCACGCAGCAAGAAAACAGAAGAGAGAATAGAGATAATCCTCATGAATCTCAGGCAGGGCATGACTAAAGAAATCGCATGCTCACAAGCTGGCATACACAGAGTCACGCTGCACAAGTGGTGTGAGGCTGATGCTGAGCTAGCTGATGAGGTTGAGGCTGCCATTGATGTGAGCAAGGCAGTGCTTATCAATGAGATCAAAGCACTAGGGCAGGCTAGACAGGATTGGCGTGCAGCTGCTTGGATGCTTGAGCGCAGATGGCCTCAAGAGTTTGGCGCAAAGCGTGATGTGGATGTGACGATAAATAAATCAGATGGCTCAGATGTGGTGGTGAGCATGGTGGCTCAGGCTCAAGAGATGCTTGCTGAGCAGGCTGCTGAGGTTGACCCCACAGAGGCCTCAACCCTAGATGATGAGACTGATGAGTAATATTAACCTCAATCAGCTGCAGCGCTCGATCATCGCACGCATCATCAGACAAGATGAGGTGATCTCTGCTCGGTGTGGATGGGGTAGCGGTAAGACCTCAGCGCTAGTATTTGCCCTGCTGATGGTGAGCAAGTGGCGTGCAGGGTGCAGCTCACTGCTCATCACTGACACCACCCCACGCTATAACTCAGTGCTCATGCCTGAGATTAGCAAATGGCTTGAGCCATTGGGGTGGACATATAACCACACATTGAGGTTATGGACTGACACACACACAGGCTCATCTGTGTGGTGTCGCTCCTATTATCGACCTGGCACACGAGAGGCCACGCACAACCCTTTAGAGGGCTTGAACATCACAAGCGGTGTCTGCTTGATTGATGAGTGCCAAACCCTCACAGCAGAGGTGGCACACAAAGCGCTAGGCCGTTTGAGGGCAGGCCCCTCACCCATCCTCATTTTAGTGGGGCTGCCTGTGGCTGATGCATGGTGGTGCTCAATGGCTGAGGAGGCAGGGTACAGCCCTCTCTTGTTTACCTCATATGTGAATCAAGCCAATCTCTCAGAGGCATGGTTTGAGGCTACCAAGTTACTGCCTGCAGCTGAGCGTGAGGCTATGGTGATGAATAAGCCTGCACCACCTACAGGCCTCATCTATTCTGAGTTCACTGAGTCACACATCATCGATGGGTGGCAGTATGATGAGAGCATGTCTGCACGCATCTCAATAGATTGGGGGTTTAGAAAACCCTCAGTTTTGATCATTGCCTATGATGAGCAGTTACAGGCCTCAGTGATTTGCCATGAGATCAACCCTGCAGAGGTGACCACATCACAGCTAGCTCAGATGATTCTCAGCATAGCATGGCCACGCTCACTGCGAGCACAGGCACCTGGCCCACGCATATGGCTAGATGATGGGGTGGCAGACAAAGCAGGCAAAGCGCGAAACGATCAAACAGGCGCATCAGCATTTAGGGCCATGAGAGCTGCACCACCCACAGGGCTAGGCATGCCACTGCGTAACACCTCAGACCCCATCAGAGTTGATATCCTCAATGGCATCCAACGCCTCAAGCGTGCTCTCTCATCTAGGCGTTATCTCATCACAGCTGAGGTGTGGCAGCGTGGCGAGCGTGCCAGAGGTAACAGCCTGAGAAAAGCCCTGCTCAGCTACTCATGGGATAAGGATGAGAAACCTAAAAAGGATGGGCGTGAGGATCCCCTAGATGCACTGAGGTATGACTGCATCATGTTCAATTGGCATGACACATTGATTGATCGAAAACAATATCAACCTAGATCAAAGCGCAATGGGGGCAGCAGGCGTGTGCAGGTGGGCAGCTCAAGCAGGAGAACATTTTGATTATTCATGGTGATAGCATTGAGAAGCTCAGAGAGCTTGAGCCTAATAGCATTGAGGCCCTTGTTACTGATCCACCCTATGGGCTAGGTGACACCTCACCCAAAGCTGTGGCTGAGTGCCTTAATGCTTGGCTCAGTGGCTCAACACATAACGCAAAAGGATCAGGCTTTATGGGTAAAGCATGGGACAAATGGGTGCCTGATCCTGCGCTATGGCGTGAGGTCTATAGGGTGTTAAGACCTGGTGCACATGGACTTGTTTTTAGTGGCTCACGCACTGAGGACTTGATGAGCATCTCACTTAGGCTAAGTGGGTTTGAGGTGAGGGATAGGCTAGTGTGGCTTTATAGCCCACGCTTTCCCAAATCATTAGAGATTGGCAAAGCTATTGATGACTCTTTAGGTGTCGAGCGCCAAATAATTGGTAAGCAAAAGCTCGGAGGCTCAGCGCGTAAAAGGGCAGATGGCAAGTCTCATGGGTGTGCTCAAGCAGGCCAAAATGTGGAGAGGTCGCAAACAATTATTAATATCACAGCAGCCACAAGCGACAGAGCCATTTTATTTGATGATTGGCACACCAATTTAAAGCCATCATATGAGCCTATTATTTTAATCAGAAAACCATTGATAGGCACAGTAGCTGACAACGTGATAAAACACAGTACAGGCGCTTTAAATGTTGGCTCATGCAGAATAGGCAGTGATTACAAATATAACCATAGGATTGGCAGGCACCCTTCAAATGTTATGATTGATCATTCTGTGCGCAAGCTACTCAAGAATAAGTCAAGGTTTTACTATTGTGATAAAGCCTCAACAGCTGAGAGAGAGGCAGGGCTTGAGAGCAATGAGCAGAGAAAAAACATACACCCCACAGTAAAGCCTATTGACCTCATGCGCTATCTCTGCAGGCTTATCACCCCCCCTGCTGGCACTGTGCTTGATCCGTTTGCAGGCTCAGGCACCACACTCTGTGCAGCTGCGCTTGAGGGGTTCAATGTGCTAGGTGTTGAGCGTGAGCTTGAGTATGTTAGGATTGCTGAGGCTAGGCTTGCTCATTGGTCGGGCGGTGCATATGAACCCTCAACACCTACAGACACGAAACCCACAATCAAAGCAGGTGATCAGCTCAGCCTGTTCTGAGGTGCGTGATGCAATATACTGAGCGCTATCTCACAATTGTGCTGCTTGACCTCATAGGCAGCACAGCATTTGTGCAGAGGGCAGGGGCCATGAGGGGCGCTCAGTGGCTGCAGTATCACGACCGATTAGCACGCACTTTGGTGTATAGGTTTGAGGGCCGTGAGATTGATAGGAGTGATGGTTTTCTGTTGAGCTTTGATAGGCCTGTGGATGCTGTCAACTTTGCCCTCATCTATCAGCAGACCATACCTGAGAAAACCAAACTGCAAGCACGCATTGGGGTGCATTTTGGTAAAATAGTTGAGGTGCAGCAGGATGAGCTCAGCGTGATGATAGGGGCCAAGAGTGTTGAGCTTGAGGGCATTGCCAAAAATATTGCAGCACGCACCATGAGCTTGTGCCAAGCAGGGCAGGTGCTGCTGACAGCTGAGGCCATGAAAGCAGTTAAAGGGCGCACAAATGGGTTTACCCCTAGGGGCACACGCTATGCATGTGTGGGTGAATATCGCTTTAAGGGCGTGCGCAAGCCACAGGTGATTTATGCAGTAGGGGCCACCATCGATGCACTGCAGCCCCCACCCTCAACAGAGAAAGCCAAGCACCTGGCAGGGCCAAAGCGAATCAAGCAACGCCTGCGAGATCGAGCATTTAGAGATTGGGTTTGGTGGGTGCTCAAATGCGTGGCCCTCATCATCATCTGTTGGTGGCTCACCATATTAGGGCCTATCATTGTAAACCCTCATGCTAGGCTTGTGAATGGCCTCACATGGCTAGACCCACTCATCTACATCATCACTGAGCTGCTGCCATGACTGACGACACCGACAGACCACAGACACACAAAGAATTCACACAGACAGAGAAGGCACGCAGGGGGTGGTGGTTTAGTGTGGTGTTTTTGTGCTTAGTGGTGGGGCTCATCCTGTTTCTCACCTATGTAAAAATAGTTGATGAGAATAGGGATGTTCTCATAGGTATACTCGGTGTGATCACAGGCAGCATCTCATCAATGATGGCCATAGCCTCAGGGCGTGACCCTTCAGAGGTTGAGGAGCTGCGCGACAAGCTAGCAAGCGCCAATGCAGACAGAGAAGCACTGATAGCCAGATTAAGAGACGCGCAGATTCAGATGCAGATTAAGCATGATCATCTGCTGACACTGCAAACCACCATCATTGACAAGCTCAGCCTGCTCAGTGGCTCACCTGTGACACCACCCACAGAGGATGAGGTACAGCTACACCCTGATGTACAGAGATGGACATAAAGCGCCCCCCATCACCCCACTATTGTTTAGTGTTGCAAACCGATGAAAGGGGACTAAAGCGCCCTGCTTAGCTTTACTCTTTTTTAGAGCATGGCGATAAGCTGAGCAAGACTAGCCTATTAGGGCAAACTCATCTGCATAGGCTTAAACAGATGAGCCTTGATTACACATATCCAAAATAGACTCCAAAAAATAAAGAGGAGTGCGCACACTGTAAACATTGTAAACATTGTAAACAAGTAAAATTGTAAAATAAGTTGATATAGTGGCCCTGTATAGCTGTTTAGCATAGAAGATGAGCAGGGGTGCCATGAGTACAGATGAGCGAAACCCACGCCACATGAGAGCAATTGCGCCCCGTTTTGGCGTGCGCGGCATCACAGGCACGCAGCTCAGTGGTGGCACCATCACAGGCAAAGAGCAAAACCCACAGCTCACAGGCCTCTCATGGGTGAATGAGGCTGAGGAGATGCTGAGAACTGACCCCATTGTCAGGCGATCATGGCACATGCTGAGGCAAACACTGCTCAGCGCTACATGGCGTTTTGAACCTGGCATTGAGGGTGATGCTGTGGCTGAGGAATTAGCTAGATTCGCAAATGAGTGCTTTGGCTTTGATGGCTATGCAGGGCAGATGAGCATCAGCTTTGAGGAGCAGCTTGCATACCTATGGGAGTTTGTCCCATTGGGTTATCGATACGCTGAGGAGATTTACAGAGTAGGGCCAGACAGTGAGGGCCGCGTTAAGGTGTGGCTTGATCAGTATGCAGACCGTGAGCCCTCAGCGCATAACAGGTGGCTGAGTCGTGACTCTCAACAGCTAGATGGTGTTATGCAGAATATCGTAGGCTCATCAGTGGCACCTGAGCCCATCCCATCAAACAAACTACTGCTGCTCACCCTCAATAAAACAGGCAGTAACTTTGAGGGCGTGGGCATGCTGCGCCCTGTGTGGTGGTGGTGGCGCACTAAGCAGCGCGCATCAAACCTCATGTGTGTGGGGCTTGATCGGTGGGCTGTGCCTACTCCTAAAGTCACTGTAGACAGGTCACAGGCAGAAAACATGGGCCTCACTGATGCTGATATCTCAGCCATGATTGATGATGCAGAGGCACAGGCGCAGGCGTTTCTCAGCACAGAGCAGAGCTATCTAGTTGAGACAGCTGCAGTCAAGTTCGATGCATACGCTCAACAGCCTAACCTGTACGCACAGGGGCCACTTGATATCATCAGCAAGTGTGATTCACAGATAGCCTCAGCGTTTTTGACTCAGTTTGCTGATCTAGGCAACACAGAGACAGGCGCACGCTCAGTGGGTGAAATACACCTCAGTGTGTTTAGGCGTGCTGCCATCAACCTATGTGATATTGTGGCCTCACAGATCAGTGGTGTTGATCGCAGAGGAGGAGGCACCATAGGCAGACTCATCAGGTGGAACTATGGTTGTGTTGATGCATCCAAATTGCCACGCCTCACCCACACAGGGCTTGATACTGATGATCTAGCAGAGAGCATGGGCATGCTGCCACAGCTTGTGCAGGCAGGCATCCTCACCCCTGATGATGAGCTTGAGCGAGCAATCAGAGAGAGACTAGGCGCAGGTGATCTGCCAGAGGAGGCGCAACGCTCAGCGATTGAGCGCACCTCATCAGCAGGTGGAGGCCTCAGCGCATTTGCTGAGAGGCTAGTGAGGAGCAGGCGCAATGGCTAAGCGTACACAGGCCCAAACCCCTGCACCTAAAAAAGATCAGATCAAGGGCAGCAGCAAAAACCCTAAAGGCTCAGCAAGTGGGGGCCGTGGGGGAATCACAATCAGTGAGCAGGCTGAAAAGGCCCTCATCAATCTGCGTGATAAACATAATGAGCGCTATAATGCCAAACACAAGCAGGTTGACTTGGGCATGCTCAAAGCTGTTTATAGGCGTGGCGCAGGTGCATTTAGTGTGAGCCACAGACCTGGCATGAACCGTAATCAATGGGCCCTTGCTCGTGTCAAAACCTTCCTAAAATTGGTGGGCACAGGTGAGCGCAAAAAGGCCTATAACACTGATTTAGACCTGCTGCCAAAGGGCCACCCTCAGCGCGTTGAAGCTAAAGCGGAACAGAGTTCCTATTTAAGCGCACCTGCTAAATACGATCATATTGATTTCACACCACCCAAGGGGGCACAGGAAGCAGCCAAGCGAGCGCTTGAGGTGAGAGAGTCTAAGCCCCCATCACAGAGGGGCATGACTGCCACAGGCCTTGCGCGTGCGCGTGACCTAGCCAATGGCAAAACCCTCAGCCCTGAAACTGTGAAGCGCATGAAGAATTATTTCACGCGGCATGGTGTCGATAAGCAGGGCAGCACATGGGATGAGCAAGGCAAGGGTTGGCAGGCATGGCAGGGATGGGGTGGTGATGCAGGGTTTGCATGGTCTAAGAAAGTAGTAAAGCAGATGATCGCAGCAGACGAAAAGACGCAGGCCCTCAGAGCCTATGGTGAGGCGGTGCAGCTGTCTGAGCCTGCCCCCACCTATGAGGTGCCAGAGGGCTTGACCATTGGTAAACCGTTCAAAACCCTAGCCCTAGGGCAGGTGAGCTCGCGCATGAATGGTGAGAACATAGGCAAAGAAATTGACCATGACATGCTCACTGAGATGGTGCGTGTGTACAATGAGAGGCGCATGGCTGATCCTGTCATTATTGATTGGCAGCATGCAACTAGCCCCTTCAATGGGGGCACCCCTGCACCACCTGAAAGCGGCAATGCATTGGGCCTCATCATTGATTTAGAGCTGCGCTCTGACGGCCTCTATGCTGTGCCTGCTTACAATGAGCGCGGCCTTGAAGTGGTCAAAAATGCAGGGGGCGTGCTTTGGTCGTCTCCTGAGTTCATTAGCGGTGACGTGTTCACCCGTGATGGGGGTGCCCTCATTGGCACTGCCCAACTATTAGCAATCACCCTAACCCCACGCCCTGCGCAATCACATGACAAAATCAGCAGGGTTATACTCAATGAGAGGATATCTATGATTGACAATCTAGAATCTATGTCAGTTGAGGATTTGCGCTCTATGCTCATTGCCAAAGATGAGATGGTGCGTGAACTCGAAGACAAGCTAAAAGAGATGGCTGCAGACAATGAGGCCAAACTCACTGAAAAATCAGATGAGGATGACGCTGAGAAAATGGCTGAGTCTGATAAGGATGACGCTGAGAAAATGGCTGAGTCTGATGATGAGGACAAGGCCAAGAAAATGGCACACACGCCAGAGCACAAGGATGAGAAGAAGGGCTACAACATGAGTGAGCAGCTCACTGAGGCCACCCTACTCTCTGAGGTTCAATCATTGCGTGAGGCTAATACCAAGCTATCAGAGCGAATTGAGGCCATTGAAGCTGAGAAACGCGCTGTAGAAGCACGTGAGGCTGTGGGCGCTTTGCTCAGAGAGGGGCGCATCACCCCCAATGAGAAACCTGTGGCTGTCTCTGCATGGCAAATGCGTGAGCAGCAGCCTGAGTTTTGGCAGATGTTCTCTGAGCGCCCTGCTAACAGCGCAGTGCCCCTCACTCAGATTGGCCATGGCGCATCAGGTGAGGAGATCACCAAGGCAACCCTCAATAAGAGGATTCAAGAGCTGCAGACTGAGAAAGGCATCACCTACTCAGAGGCGCTCAACCAATTCAGAACAGAGAACCCTGATTACTACGCTCAAGCATTTGGAGGCTAACCCATGAGCACTAACCCTAATATCATGAGTTTTGTGGCTGCATCTGCTGTCACTGAATTTGCTGTCGTCTCAATGGACAGCGCAGGCAAGGTAGCTGTGACCTCAGCTGCTACTGATAACAAGGTGGTAGGCGTTGCACAACGCGCTGCAGCAGCAGGTGATGCTGTTGAGGTTTTAGTGCATGGCATCACTCGCATCATCGCATCAGAGACGATTGATGAGACTACCCCTATTCTCTCAGCTGCGGCAGGTGGCAAGCTACAGCCCTGTGAGGCTGCTGACGTTACTTTCTACCCCATTGCACGCCTGCTGCCTAACATCAATCAGACACAGGTTGATGCTGATGAGCAGGGCTTTGTTTACTTCTTTGGCCCTAGCAGCCTTAACGCTTAATAGGAGTTTATAAACATGGCTTCATCATACGCTAATTTACATCCTGTTGATCAGATTCTTAGTGGCCTAGTCGCTGAGGCTGTCCCATCAGATAACCAACTCATTGCAGATAAATGCATTGAGAGCATTAAAATCCCTGAGCGCTCAGGAACCCTACTGCTTGAGGAGACGCGCAACTTTATGGGCGCAGCTGCAGGGCTTGACCTTGAGAGAGCACCTGGCGCATCACGCGCCATGATTGGTGGATTTGATCGCAGCTCACAAACGTTTAAAGCAAAGATTTTTTCTGCCTCTGATAGCATTGCCATGGAGGATATCTTTGATAGCCAATACCCTGGCAGCGAAGAGGCACGCATTGCGCGTAAAGTCGCACGTGTGCTCAAGCTCGACCGTGAGAAGCGACTAGCAGACGTCCTCTTTGACGCTACCACATTCAACACCTCAGCAGCTGCTGCAGCGTTTGGCACTGCAGGTGCTGAGCCTCTCTCAGAGCTGTTTGACCTTAAGGACACAGTTTTCGCTGCAGCTCATGGCATCAACCCTGATACCCTCATCTTAGGGCGTGCGTGCTTCCGTGACCTAGCCAAAAACCCTGAGGTGCGTGGCTATGTTGGAGACAGCACAAAGGGGATCGCATCAGGCTCACAGATTCTCAATGATGAGGCTGTGCTTTCTGTGCTGCGTGATGTGCTCGGTATCCCTAACATTTATGTAGGACAAGCGCTGCGTGAGACTGCTGTTCCTGGAGCCACATCTTCTGAGGCTGCAATTTGGGATGGCACAAAGTGTTTCATGGGCATCCTTCGAGGCAGTGATGCAATCGTGCAGAAATCTGGCAATGTCAAGGGCATGCCTGTGGCTGCTTTGGATATGCGTTTCTCTGATATGGTTGCAGGCCAATACGATAGCCTTGATAAAACACGTCGCTACGTTTGGGGTGAAGAGGTTAACAGCTTCCATACTGTTGATAGCACCCTAGGCCACGTCCTCACAGGCTGTTGATGATCTGCCATGCTCTGTGTCTGTGGTGCCACTCAACACACTCAGCTGCTAGCTGAGAGAGATGCTGATCAGATTGCTGTGGATGATCTCACACGGCAGGCTAAAAATGCATCAGGCGTGATGGCCACATTGATCAGAGCAAGGCGTGATCAGATACAAGCAGAGATCAGAGCAGAGAGAGAATTTGAAAGGGCGTTAAATACTGCCATCTCCTCTCTGCTAGATGTGATTGAGGTTACTGTGCAGAGCGCAGGGCCCAACGCAATACTAGATGCAACAGATGAGCAATTGCTTGAGCTGTTGATAACAGGTGGCCTAGGTGATGCTATTGATGGGTTTATAACTCAACAGCAGCGCATCAATGAGGCCGTGAGTAAAACGCTGAGCGCTGTTGATCCACAGTTTAATATGGGGCTAATAGCCTCACAGGTGGAACAGCTGCAGACTCAGACGATATCAGACATATTTGAGGGTGTGGTTATCCCTACAGTGAAGAGCACTGTGAGAGATGGCCTGCGTGATCTCAGAGCAGCTGTGCCCCTCAACACGGTCATGAGTAATCTGCAAACGCGCATGAATAGCGCACAGGGCAGACAGCTCACAGAGATCAAAACTAAAATATCACAGTATGGCCGTGGGCTCACTGCCATAGCAGGTGCAGCAGCTGAGCTTGATCATTATCTATACACAGGCCCCATGGATGGCATCACACGCCCATTTTGCAGAGCGCTTGTGAATAAAGTAGTAGATGAGCGACAGATGGCACGCCTCAACAATGGGCAGGGGCTAGCAGTCAAAACCTCAGGCGGTGGCTACAACTGCAGGCATTCATGGTCACCTGTTACAGAGTCATTTATTGAGGCTGCTGAGCTAGATCAAGCCACGGCCTCAGATATCAATAAAGCCAATACAGGGGGCAAACGATGATCAAGATAGCGCGTGATGATGATTATTTATACGAGTGGACAGCGCCACGCCCCACCACAGGCACAGTCACCTTGCAAGTGTTTGGGGCCTCAGCTGCCATCAGTGTGGCGCTCACTCAGAGCCGCACTAACTCATCAATCACAGCCATAGCATCAGACAGGCGCACGCTCACCTTACAGGTAGCTGCTGACCCTCTGCAGGCTGATCAGCAGAGAGCATTTATCATCACCTCAGGTGATACCTATTTCTCTGTAACTCTCTCACGGATAGTGGGCACCACTGCCATATTAGCTGAGCCTCTGCCGCGTGAGATCGACCTCACCACAGCTGCCACCCTGCATGTGCCTATGTATTACACCACCCTCACAGCTGCGCAGCTCACAGACACTGATGGGTATTACAGCTATTCAGTGAGCTACACTGCAGACCTAGGCGATCAAAACAGAGAGCAGACTGAAAAGGGCGTGATCAAGGTGACGTTACGCCCATTCGATACAGGGCTAGACCATGCCACGCTTGTGAGAACCTTTGCACAGTTGGCTGATATGGTGCCACGCAGGCAGAGTGATTTTGCCCCACAGATCGCAGCTGCCCTTGATGAAGTGGCCATGCACATCAGATCACATCTGCTCGCAGACAATCTCACAGAGGATGAGGTATTTAATGCAACCTCATTTCAGCTAGCTCACGCCTATTGCTCAGCAGCGCTCATCTATGAGCAGAGCGCACAGCTAGACATGGCAGAGGCAATGAGGGCCAGATGCTCAGATTTATTGGTGAGGGCGCTTGAGGCCGTGGCCCTTGATATTGATGGTGATGGCGTCATTGATGAGGGTGAGTCTAACATCTCTCAAACAGGTGGCAGCGCTACTGACTTCAGAGCCTCATGGCGTGGGTTTATCAAGTCAGAGAATGATAAATTCTTTACACCTGGCAGGGGCATGAAACACTGATGCCCAATAAAGTAGATATCAAAATACCACGCACGCTGTGGACTGCACGCGACTCATTGAGGTTGGCTCAGAATACGCTAGCAGCTATTAAGCTGCGCACCTCACGCGGCATTGATGCCAATGGCGTGGCGTTTGATGACTACTCCAAAACGCCCATATATGTTGCCAAACGTGGGGCACGCCTAGCGCCCAAGGGGGGCCGACCATCACGCACAGGGCGCTCAGTTTATTATCAAGGGGGCTATCAGCAATACAAAGAGGAGAGCAGGGGGCGTGGCAGCTCATCAGATAGCGCTGAGGTTGATCTAGTATTGAGCGGGCAGCTGATGAATAATCTAGTTGTCACTGAGGCCACTGCAGACTCATTCACTATTGGCCTCACTAAACATGTGCAGAGCTATGGCTATTATGTGAATGACAAGCGTGAGTTTTTAGGGCTCACTGATGATGATGTGAAAATACTCACACGCGCTGTTGAGATTGAGGTGCGTAAGAAACTAGGGTTATCGACATGAGCCAAGGGATATTTGCAGCGCTCACATTTTTAGAGAATCTCATTGAGGGCATCACACCCAAGAGTGATGCGCATCATGGGTATGTGGCCATCAATCGTGGCAACGGTTATGGGGCAGCGCTTGAGGATAGGCCAAACAGCAACAGATATTTTGAGCTCACCTTAGCAGACCTAGCCACAGATGATGGGCAGGCAGGGCTGAGCGGTCGCAAGCGTGTGCGCATTAACTGCCGCGTGCGCTATGATATCCCCCATGATCAAGGCTACCTCATGAGGCTCATCAATGAGGACGCATCACAGCTCATTGATAAACTCAAAGGCCCGAATTATGAGACAGCCACCACAGGCATAGTCTCACTCATCCCACTGCCCACAATGTTAGACCCCATCACAGACGCTCAGGGTGATATCATCGCCCACATATTTACAATGCAGTTTGATCTGCTCTATTTGGAGGCATAAAAATGGCTGTTACTCATCGATCTCTCAGCATTGCGACTGAGGGCGCAACTTTCGGTTCACTAGATTCTGATGGTATCCCCTCAGCAACAGGGCTCAATTTCATCTCAATCCCCTGTGAGCGTGACCCCATTGTGATTGCAGGTGAGCCTGTGATCTCAGAGCGCAATGATGCCAGAGATGGCCCCTATTTTGTGCCACCTGAGATTGATACTGTCTACTCATCAGGCAGCAGAGTGAGGAGGCGCACAGGCTCAGTGGTCTGCCGCGTTGACCTCACCACTATTGGCACAGCTGCAGACACCTACGCTGCAAATTATTTGGGGCTGCTGCTCGGTGCAGGTTTCCTCACTCAAATACCCTCAATCCTCACAGGCAATGTCACAGCTGTTGATGCTAACACCTTCACCCCTGCGAGTGCATATGCTGAGGCAGACATAGGCACCCTCATCTCATCATCTATTGGTGGGCGTGCTGAGTATTCAGCTGTAACTGATCACAATCTAAGCGCAGGGGGCAACGTCACCATTTCACCTGCTCTGAGCACATCCAGCTACACTGCAGCGCGTGGCCTACAGACATGGTACACACCGAGCAGAGGCACAGCAGGCACCTATGGTGAGTCTGTGGCGTTTCGTATTGATGGTAACAATTTCCGCACTTTTGCCTTTGGCTGTGTGCTCGAATCACTCAACATCACCCTAGATAATGGGCGCTTGATGGCTGAGTTTACCTATCAGAGTGCGTATATCACAGACGATCATGCAAACCCCTCAGGGCCTATTGAGCCTGCCTACAACACAGGCAACGCACCATTTTTCAGAGGGGCTTATGCTGTACTCTCCAATGGCTCACCTGCTAGCCTCACCAATGGCACAGCAGGTGAGACACAAGGTCGCTTAGCTGTGGATGCTGAGGACTTCTCATTAACTGTGACAAACACCCTCACCCCATTGGGCCACAGTAACAGCATCTTGGCCATGAGTAACATGGAGATTACAGACGTGGCAGTAGAGCTCACCCTTACCCTCAGCTCAGTTAATACCACTATAAAAGATGATTTCTTTAACCGAGCAGTGCGCCAGGTGCTAATCGGCACAGGCCCCGTGGGTGATGGGCTAGGCTGTGCCATCATGCTGCCTGCAGCTCAACTCACGGTTGATCCAAATGTGTATGATGTGAGCGGCAATGATATTGTGAGGCAGACACTGACCTATCAGCAGAGCAGATATGCAGGTGATTACTCAGGTGATGATACTGCGACCTATGAGGACAATGCAGGATGCTCTCCGTTTAGATTAGGATTGGGGCTCTAATATGGCGCTGAGCTTTGCGAGTAGTAGTGATTACACTATTGATGTGGTGGTCACTGTTGACCCATCTGTGCAGGCCTCTGCAGAGGAGAGGGCTAGTTATCTCAGCAGTGGTGATACAGATGATTTACAGTCTGTTGATGTTGAGGCTACTAGGTTTACCTTGAAAGCGCTTTCACCCTCTGAGCGTGAGGATGCTGAGCAGAGAGCAGGTGCCTACACTCGCAGCGAACTAGGGCGCTTGTTATGGGTTGAGGCCCCTGCTGACATGCATGAGCGTGCTAGGTGGCATCATGAGCTGAGTGATGATGAGCGCTCAGCCATGGCTGATTATCAAGCCTATCTCAATAGGGTTTATGTTGAGATGGTCTCTGCCTCTCTCACGCACATTGATGGTGAGCCTGCCACGCTTGATCAAGTGCAGATGATTAGGCCAGATGATCAGAGGGCAGCCACCATCAGTGAGCTAGTGATGCACATACAGCGCATCAGTCTGTTAGGTGACAGGGGAAAATAGCGCTAGCCTCTGCTATATGGTTGAACCACAGCAGGGGCAGAGCATGGGACTGCGAGCAATGCAGAGCAAACCCACAGCTGCGCAGGCTGCGTGGCAATTGCGGGGGCCCTTTTCTGCGTGGTCTGCCTCAGAGCATGACTGATGATGAGGGCCGTTATGTGATGGGTTATCGCGTGGCCCCTGATTGTGGTGAGGGCTACTCTGATTACAGGGTGAGGCATTGCCCTGTGGCAGACTCAAACAGATTGGCCTCAGTGGTGCAGGCGTATCAGCGCCACAGAGCAGGATTAGCCCCCATCACTCAGAGCTACCCTAAACCCACATGCGCAATCATTGAGGCCTTTGAGGTTTTGCACTATAATGCTGAGGAGGCTAGCCATAGAGCCACTGAGCGCACCATGAGAGAGGCTGCAAATAATGTCTAATCAGGTAGAGGTTGAGGTCGTCCTAACAGGTGCTGATGAGGCTAAAAAGGGCCTCAGTGGTATTGGTGAGACTGCAGGCGCAATGGCTGAGCGTTTCAGTGATGAAAACAGCAAGCTAGGTGAGGGGCTCAGCAGCCTTACAGACAATGTGGGTGAGCTAGTTGGCACCATGGGTGAGCTAGGCACTGCCACAAAGAACATGGGCACAGCATCAGTCTCAAGCCTCATGGGGCTTGTGCCTGCTGTGGGGGCTGTTGTGGCTGCAGGGTTTGCCCTGTATGAAACATTCATGAATATCTCAGGGGCTGCAGAGGAGGCTGAGAACAGAACAGAGGCCATGGCAGCTGCTGCAGGTGACTTGCAGAGCAAACTTGAGGCCCTCTCAGAAAAGGGCGTGCTGCCCACCACTGAGCAGCTCAAAGAGTTCACACGCGCCACCATTGAGGCACAGGTAGCCAAAGAGCTTTTACAGCTGAGGTTTGAGAAGCTCACCAAAAGCTATGGCAAAATACTAGATGCTCAAGAGGAGGTCACAGAGGCTGAGCGTGTGTATGCCTCAGGTGAGATACTCGGAGTGTTGAGCCAATCCATAGGCCTCACGGATGATCTCAAAGGGGCACGCCAATCACTTGCAGAGGCTCAATCAGCTTTTAATGTCCAAGTAAACAAGCTCATCCCCATGCAGGATGAGGTTAATAAGAAAATCGCACACGGTGCAAAGCTCAATGCTGACCTGGAGGAATCATCAGCAGAGGCCACGCTTGCTAGGGTTAAAGAGAACACAGCGCTGCTTGAGTCGCTGCAGCTCAGACAGGCTGAGATAGACCTCACAGAGCAGGAGCTCAAATTAAAACAGATCGATATCGCAGCGACCAAAGAGACCACCCTTTTACAAGCTGAGCGTAATAAAGAGGACGCCAAAGCGCTGCAGCAGCTTGAGAATCAGTTAAAAACTGAGCTAACAAGATTTGATCAAGCCAAACAGATTGAGGCTCTGAGGCTAAAGCGCAGGCAGATGGCTGAGGCAGCAGAGGAGGGGGCAGCCAAGCGCTCAATCAAGCGCGTTAACAATCGGCGCATCAAGGAAATGGCCATTGAGCGACAGAAGCAGGCAGACCTCAAAACGCTCAGACAGCTTGAGCTGCAGCAGATGGCGCTTGATGGGGCCTCTGCTCTCAAGATTGCAAATGAGCGTTATTTAGATGAACTTAAAGCAGCAGAGGGCAACCATGAAAAGGGGCTCATCGCTGCCAAGCGCTATGAGATGGCGCTCACACAAATCAATCAACAGGCATCAGCTGAGCGTGAGCAGAATGAGGCGCAGCGCATACAGCGTGAGGCTGAGATGAGGAGGCAGGCCTCTGAGCTGGCCTACAGCTCACTAGAGTTTGACCTGCAGATGATGAGTGAGGGCCTTGATAAAGAGCTAGCTTTGCTTGAGCTGAGGTATGCCAGAGAGCGTGAGCTTGTGGCAAAGAGCAAGGGTGAGCTGATCGAGCTTGACAGGCGTGAGGGTGTTGAGCGTACAAAGATCATGCAGGCCAATAGTGATAACATTATTGAGATGGTGGGTGAGTTCACCTCTGCCTATGGTGCAGGCATTGCTGAGGCTGCTTATCAGTCGCTGTTATTTGGTGAATCGTTTACTAAATCAGTGGGGCAGATGTTGGTGGCCCTAGGGCAGCAGGCTGCCGTTCAATCATTAGTGGAAGCAGCAAAGGGCACAGCTGCTCTCTTTGTTAACCCTGCGCAGGCTGCAGGGCACTTTAAATCATCTGCCATGTTTGCAGGTGCAGCAGTGGTGGCAGGTGTCTCAGGCAAGGCCATGGGG